TTTTTAATATGTTTTTATTACTGTAAAATCTGATACTTTACCATTTGAAAGTTGTCTAACTGAATTATCGTGTTGTCTAACATAAATTTTATTATTAAAAAGTGTTATCTTTGAAGGTCTATCAAATGTTGAAGTTAGATAACTACTATTAATCGCAATATAAGGATCTACATTTTCTGTACCCCATACTCTTACTTGATTAAGAGAATCTAAAACGTCTTGAGCATAATTACCGTTACTTCCATTTGCTGCTAATCCAGTAAATAAAGGAGAAGTACCAGCGATGGTTTTAGTTTCATAATTATTACCTACAGCTAAATCAACTGATCTAATTCTGTGAGCACCATAATCAGACACTATTAGTCGATTACCAAAAGAATCATAATCAATATCTGCAATTAAACCAAAAAAGGCATTTCTTCCATTCGAAGCATCAAGATATGGATTGTAATAAGGAATAGTACCCCATCCCGTCCCATTTTTCCATGTTCCTCCCCCCCCCCCACCTCCTCCTACTATTGAAGTCATTTGCCCATTAGCGACACTAAAATCTAATTTTTTAATTTCGTAAGCTCTTGCTGCGAATGCAGTATTCGAATCAAAAAACAGAATTCTTGAACCAACTTCTACTATAATTTGTGAATAATAAGTTGCTGAAAGTGTGGCAGAACTATAATCGCTAGGAATAGTAACACAACACGTTTTACAATAATTATTTTTCATATTTGAAGTATAATAATATTTTCGAGTTAGAACATCAAATCCTCGTGAACCAACAACAAGTGCCAAGTCATTTAACATTATCGTATTAATTGTACCAGTTGAAATATTAACTAAAAAAATTCTATCATGTGATTCACTTGATACAGTAAGGTTGCTTTGATTTGTTTGAACATTACTTTCACAAATCAAGTAAGTTGAATCACTATTAATAAAAATAGAATTGGAACCTTGATTTGTAGGAAAATCACAAATTTTATCCGCTGTTCCGTTTTGATTAATTCTTATTACAATACTCAGTAGTGGTGAATTGGGTACTGAACTACGTTGTATAATAGTATACATACAATTATTTATTGGGTCACCAACAAAAGGATAACTAAATTCGTTCAGAATTTTATTTTTGTTCTCAAGTTCTTTTTTACAATCATCTATTATTTTTAAACCAATACTACCACCATCTGGTGGTCTAATTTTAGGATTAACTATTATCCCTATGTCTGGTGTACTACCATTAGATACTATATTCATTCCAACACCTGCAGTAGTAACAACTCTAGTCACAATATAATTGTCCATATTATGAATGACTGCATCCATATTTGTAAAAAAAGCTTTATCATCAGTAGTTAAATCTTTAAATGCTAATTTATCATAATCTAAAGAAACTTCCATAACTAGAGAACCAGATTTAAGTACTAACGATATTAAAGAAGGGTTTACACAATATTCTGAAGCAAGCGCATTTTTAAAAGCAAGTAATTGTTGTGCTGTTAAAGTACTATATGTATAACCACTTATTCTAATAGTTGCAAGTAACGCTGTTCCACTACCATAAATTTGTAATGTTGAAGTTTTTGATTTTTCAAAAATAACAGCATCTAAACCACGTTTAGCAATTTGTTCCAAAAATCCACTATTAAAACCTTTTTGTCTGATTAATGCTTTTCTATTTTGATTAGCATCTTTAGAAATAGACACACCTAAATAAACTTCACGTTTTTTTTGAGATAAAATATTAGAATAATCATTACGTACTGGCATTTTTATTTTTTAGGACATACATTAAATTAAATTATATATAAAATATTTTTTTTTAACTGTCTTAAAAAATAACAATGATTAATTCAACTTTACTTATGATTTATTTTGCATTAAGTGGTCTTCTATTAGGAGTATTAACTTCGATATTATTTTTATATAATAATACTACTGGTGCAACTGAATATTCTAGACAAATATTATTTGGAACAACAGATTCTAGTAATTTATTACTTAATTTATTTGTTTTTGGAACTGTTCTTTGTATAGTTATATTAACTTCAGTATCTATATTTGTTAGAGATTTTTCATTTCCTACAAAAAGTCCAATAAAATTTACAATAGAAACTTTATTAATGGCAACATTAACATCTGCTATTATTTTTATCATGTCATATTTAAGAGGTCACAATATAACACTCTTTACACTACAAGAATTTTTATTTCTCTTTTTTAAATTTGGAATTTTACATATTTTATTACAATTTAGTGGTGTGTATTCTACTATTTTTTCATCTACTTAAAAAAATTATAACTCTGAACTTTTTATAAAAAAACTTTGTATTAATGAATTTTTTAATTTATGTATACTATCTAATGCAACTTGTAAACATGGAAATTTTTTAAGAATATTTGGTATATATTCAAGATATATTTTTTTAATTTTTGTTATTTGTTTTTTTTCTGGTTTCCAATAATAATTTTCTAATATTTTTTTAGATTCTAATGGAATATCAATATTTTTTATTAATATATTTGTTATTAACATATCAATATGTATATTAATTTTAAATTCTTGTTTTTGTAACCAATCATAAATAATCCAATTTAAAAATAATTCATCCATTCCATAAGGAAAATTAGAAGAAGGTTTACGTGTATTTCGTTTATTAATTTCGTTTATTTCATTCGAATATTTCCCTTCTAAAATATCATTTATAAATTTTGTTAATAAACGTTTTGGTAATTTCTTTTTTGAAATAAATCTTCCAGCTAATATTGTATATTTTCTTCCATATACTTTACGATCATAACATAATGCAGAATTAATTATTATATCACCTTTTAAATCAATATCTAAATAATTATCGGGTATATCAATATCAGAAATCCATACTAATTTATGTTCTTCAAATAAAGGTAAAAATCTTACAAGAGTTCCAAATGTTCCTTGATGACCAACTCCTTCATGAAAAAAAGGACAATCAAATAAATAAATTGAAACAAAAGAATAAGGTTCACAAATTTCTAAAGCATAATCTTTTCCAGTATTATCAGTATAAATTCTTAATTCATAATTTTTTAATACTTCAACTTGTTTTAAAAAACGTTTTAATTGTTCTTTATATTTATTAAAACTTCTATAAGAATTTTCCATGGTAAAAAAAGAACATGAAAGAATATTTGGATATATTATTCCTTCTTTTATTAATTGTATTTTTATTTGAGACATATTATTTTAAATCAAATAGAAATAAATAAGAATGAACTTTTTTGATAAGTGGATAACTTCTATAAACTGGAATTATAAACATTTTAATATGTTACCAGTATTCTTTGGTGTTTTAATGGCTACTATAGATATTTTTATGATGTCATCATCAAAATTAATTTCTAATGGAAGTATGTCAACAGTATGGGGAATACCGTTAATTATGAGTTTATATGCATTACAACCACTCATTTTCTTAAAAGCTTTGAGTTATGAAGGTATGATTGCAACAAATTTAATATGGAATTTAACAAGTAATATTCTTGTAACTTTACAAGGTAGTTTTGTATTCGGTGAATCAATTAAAGGATTAAAATGGGTAGCTATTTTAATGAGTCTTTTTTCAATTTGTTTAATGGCATATACTGATTAAGTTATTTAGATATACAAAATTTAGTATTAAATAAAATGGATTGTTCAACATTTGTTATTAGTGCGCCATTTTTGTATACAATAGCATTTTTTTTAGGATTAGTAACAAATACAACATCTCATAAAAAAGAAGTTGAATTATATGTTGATGAAATTAAATATTTAAAAGATGAAAAAGATACATATTTTGAAAAAGTTGAAAGATTAGAAGAAGAAATTGTTTTAATGAAAATTGTTAATAATCAATTAAAAAGAGAATGTGTTACATTAGAACAAGAAGTACAAACAAAAAAAGGAACTATGTATGAAGAAATTTAATTTTTAATTACTATAAATAAAATGACAACTCATAAAAAAAGAGCTCTAATAGTTGTAAGTATATTAATTATGATATTTACTGGAGTTTATGGACTAGCTATATATTATATAATTCCTAAATATATAGGAAATACCGATCAGAGATGGGAAATAGATTCTTTTGTTGCGACTGCATATTCTATTTTAATTACTTTAACTGGTTTAGGACTATATGTTGCTGACTATTTAGATTTAATAGAAATTTAAACAAGAAAAAAAAGTAAAGAAGAGAAATAATGGAAGTTAATATTAATAATCCAGAATTGAAAGAAACAAAAAGTAAAACTTTAAGTTTTGTTTCTTTGGATGAATTAAAAAAATTAAGAGAACAAAAATGTTCAGAATCAAAATCAAAACAATTTAAATTAGAAACATTTCAAAGATTTTTAAGAAGAATTTTATCACCAGATTCACCCGTAAGAAATTTATTAGTTGTTCATGGAACTGGAACTGGAAAAACATGTACTGCAATACAAATCGCAGAAGAATATATTATAAGACCAGAATTTCAAGATAAACCTATTTTAGTTTTAGCACAACCACCCGTACAAAATAATTTTAAAAATCAAATTTTTGATATAACAAAAGTATCTGTTGATAATGGGATTGTTTTATCACAACAATGTACTGGAAGAAGATATTTAGATATGATATCAAGAATACAAAGTGAACCTATGAAATGGACAGATCCACAAACAAGAGAAAAAATTGTACATTTATCACAAAAATTAATATTAGAATTTTATGAATTTCAAGGATATACTGAATTTTCAAATAATTATGATAGAGAAGATATTGGGAAATTACATTTAGAAACATGGATACATAAAACATTTGATAATCGTATGATAATTATTGATGAAGCACATAATTTAAGAACAATAGAAGAAGGTGAAAAAACAAAAAATTCAAGTCGTGTATTAGAAGAAATTATAAAAGTTGCAAATAATTTAACATTAATTTTATTAACTGCTACACCTATGTTTGATGATTATACTGAAATTTTATATTATTTTAATTTATTTTTATGGAATGAAAGAAAACAAAAATCTGATTTAAAATATACAACTATTTTTGATTCAGATGGTGATTTTAAACCAAAGATGGAAAAACATTTTCGTGATTGGTGTTCTCAATATATTTCTTATGTAAAAGGTGATAATCCTTTAACATTCCCATTCAAACTAATGCCACCTTCAAAATTTATTTTAAAACCATCAACATATGATGTATTTGGAAATCCTATACCTATAAAAGAAAGAAGACAATATTTACAATTAGTTGGTTCAGAAGTAAAAGGTGAACAATTAAAAAAATTAAAAAATGTTGATAATTTAGTATTTGGTATAACATCACAACAACCTACATTATGTGTATTTCCAAATAATGAAACATTTAAAAAAGTATTTAAAGTATCTAATGAATCTTCTTATAATTATGAAAAAAATATACCAAAATTTTTAAGTCCATCTTTATTAGAAAATTATAGTTCCAAATTTAAATTAGTTACAGAAATTATTAAAGAATCAAAAGGTATTATTTTTATTTATTCAAATTTTGTAGAATATGGTGCACAATTATTTGCTATGTGTTTAGAAGAACATGGTTATATTTCTGCATTAGGTACTAATTTATTAGGAAATATTTCTGAAGAAGTACCAAGAGGTTCTTTAGGTAAATATGCTTTATTTACTTCAACAAATACAACAAATTATGAACAAATTAGATTATTAGAAAGATTACGTGTTCCATCAAATTCAGATGGTTCTGATATAAAAATTATTATAGGTTCTAAAACTTTATCAGAAGGTATTGATTTAAAATATATAAGACAAATACATATATTAGATTTTTCATGGAATATGAGTGGTTTAGAACAAGCTATTGGTAGAGGAATACGTACATGCTCACATAGTATATTACCTTTTGAAGAACAAAATTGTACAGTATTTTTACATGTATGTAAATTACCAAAAAGTATTGAAAGTATAGATGAATATTATTATAGAGTAACTGTAGAACAAAAAGGTAAAGATATATCAAAAATTAAAAATATTATTAAAGAATCTGCTATTGATTGTGAATTACAAAAAGAATTAAATAATATACCAGAAGAAATTAAAGAAATTCGTATTGAACAAATATCATCATATAAAGATGAAAAAGTTTCAAAAAAATTAAAAGAATTAATTTCTTCTATGTTTGAAGAAAGTACAAATATATGTTCAAATGAATCATCTGTAAATAATGAAATACATGAAAGACCATTAAGTTCTTATTTAGATGTAAAAGATGAAATTTTAGATATTTTATTAAAATTATTTTTAAGAAAACCTTTATGGGATAAAAAAGAATTATTAAATGCTAATGAATTAGAAAATTATGATAATGATGTTATTTTATATATTTTACAAAGTATTATAGAATCAAAATATGAAGTAAAAGATTTATATGGAAGAATTGGATTTCTTGAATCAAAAGGAAATTTATATTCTTTTACAACAGATTCTCAAAATACATTACAAGAACGTTATATAAAATCTAGTGAACCAAAAATTAAATTATTAGTAAAAAGAGAAAAAGAAATTAAAAAAGAAAAGAATTTAGAAGAATTAAAAGAACGTATAAAAATTTTACCAGAAATTAAAAAAAGATTTTCTAATGAAATTTTAGAATGGTATATATTTGATGAAGTTATGACATTAGATGAAAAAAGAAAATATTTTTTAAAACAAGATTGGAAAGATGTTCCTCCTTTTATAAAAATATTAAAAACAAAACATTTAAAAATATTAGGTTCTTTTGAAATTTATAAATCTACAAATGAAAAGATTGTTCCAATTGGAGATTTAAAAGATGAATATGATGAATGGTTAGAAGAACGTAAACAATTATTCTTAAAAAATAAAGATAACTTTTATGTAACAGTAGATAAAGGAAAATTAAAATTTAATTTGAATGAAGAGAATGGTAAATTAATAAAAGTTGAAAGAAATAAAACGCTGGGTGGTAAAACGTGTAATTTTTATTCTGAAACTATTTTAAATTTATTTAGTGAATGGTTATATGAATCATATCCATCTTATATAAAAAATATATCAAATAAATGTCAATATTTATCTTTTTTAGTTCGTGAAATATATTTAAATGATCCAACGAAAATATATTGGATAACACCAGAAGAATGGGAAATATTTAGTGAACCAGAAAATAGAAAAGATTTATTACAAAGAATAAAATCTTAATCCTCTTCTTCAAATCCAACAAATTCTACAAGAATATGTTGTGAATCATATTTAATATCTATTTTTTTATTTTCTTCATTAACTCTTACTTTAATTTCAGATAAACTTGTAAATTGAAAAGAAGGGAAATTTGATAAATTAATTGTTGAATCAACTTCCATAATTGCTAATGTTGTATCAGTCACATGTTTAAATATTTGTATTGAATCATAAATTTTATAATATCCAGCACCAGTTTTTAAAGAACATATTTGTTTCCCAGTAAGTGATTCTACCCAAAATCCATTCGTTAAACTAATATCTTCTCTCAACAAAAGAATATCACCAATCGCATAACTTCCAGGTTTCATTACAAAAGAAAATCCATTCGGATGGATAGTAAATTTAGGTTTCCAATCCATTCCTCTTATAATAAGAATGTTACATAGATTAAAATGGAATTCATTTTACATAGATTAAATATATACTAAATATATAGGATGGATCCATTATTTGAACGACGTGAACTAAAACGTACTGTTCATATAAATTCTAGATTTATGCAAAGAAATATGTTACAACCACTATTAACACAATTAAGAACAGATCTAGAAGGACATTGTTCTTCAGAAGGATTTATTCAATCAAAAAGTATAACAATATTATCATATTCAATAGGTAGAACAAATTATATACGAGGTGGTCTTACATATGAAGTTTCTTTTCAAGCTGATATATGTTTACCACATCCAGGGCAAGTATTTAAAGCATTAGTTGAATTACGTTCAAAGATAGGTATTCATGCAAAATTAGAACCATTAACAATTTTAATACCAAGAGATTTACATATAGGAAATCAAGAATTTGAAGAAATTGAAGAAGGAAAAGATATAGAATTTGAAGTAATAAGTAATCAGTTTAAACAAATGGATAAAGAAATAATTGTTATTGGTAAATTACGAAATGTATTTAAGCCAGCACCATTACTTCCATTATTGCATGCAGATAGTGAAATTGAAATTATAACAAAACCTATTGATGTTAAAGATTCAGATGAAAAAGTTGTTGTAATAACAGAAGTTAAAGAAGAACCAAAAAAAAAGAGGTTAAAGAGAAAACAACAAGATGAATTAAATGGAGAGTCGACGTTTAAGATTGGAACAAATGAAGAATCACATTGATTCTTTTGATGTTCAAGAGCATAAACAACTTTATGATATTATATTAAAATATACTGATAAAATATCAAAAACATCGAATGGTGTTTTTATTTCATCAGAACATTTGAGTGAAGAATGTTTAAAAGAAATTGAAAAACATATACAATTTTGTTTAGATCAACATCAACGTTTTATTGACGATCAAAAAGAGCGTAAAGTTTATGAAAAATTAACATCATAATTATTATAAAAAAAATGGAAGAACAATTACAACGTGTTCTTCCAAATTATAAGAATGTAGAAGTTGTTGTAATACCTGGAATAACACATACAAATATTCGTATATTTGGTGACTCAAAAGCTGGATTTGATGATTTTATATCAGATATATTTATTTATCATAGAACACAAGAAATATCAATAGCAAGATTAAATATTAAAAAAGAAAGTTTATTAACTACATTATTAGATGTAGTTTCAACATATACATTTTTACCATTAAATAACAGCAACTGATTCTGGTGTTCCTACAACATCATATTTTCCAGATGAATCATAATAGTGTATTTGAGCTTCAACAGATAATTTTGAACCTTTCAAAGTATTACCAATACCAGTAATTTCTAATAAAACTTCTCTATCTAATCCGATATCGGATTGATGAAGTGGTTGATCTTCTGATATTGGTGGATTACCTAATTTTTTATTATTTACTAAAACAAAAAAATTTACAGAATATGTTCTTGTTGGTGGAATTGGAGTATCTGCTTCTACATTATATTTAATATGTATTTCTTTTGCTACTGGATTATATATTCCACTTAATAATTTTAATTTTGGATTAAAGTTTACGGGTGTAGGAGCGGGAGGAGTAGGAGGGGGTGGAGGATTTGATGGTTCTAAATTGTAATGAGTATCAGAAGAATGTGGAGAAGGAATATTTTCTTTTGGAGGAGAAGGAGATGTTTTTTGTGTTGTAGTATTCATTTTCAAACCTATCCATATACCAAATCCAAAAAAGCATATTAAACTAATAATAATAAATGCTGTATATAAATTAGATAAGAAAGGATTCACAGTTGTAGTATCCATTCTGTTTTATATTAATAGAAGAAAAATGGACTTACCTAATTTTAACTTATAAAAAGAATAATAGAAGAATGGAAGAACGTATTCTTCACGAATTTATAAATATATCAAAAAAAGATGTAAAAGCTGAATTTGAATGTTCAATCTTACCTAAAAAAATACAAACAAAAGATATAGCTGATCGTTTACAAAAAACAATACAAACTATAACATTAGGTTCTTTTAAAGAAACATCTTTATTACGAATAGGATATCCACAAAATATTCGTGTTGAAGTTGAAACACCACAATTAATACAAAAAGTATTTGCACAAAGATCGTTTAAAGGTATACCATTAATTGTACAGAAAAAAACGGGATATCCTATATCAAAAAATGTATATGAATATGATAATTTATTTGTAAAATTTCGTTTACGTGAAGAAGAACTTATACGTAGAGATTGGGATGCATCACCAGAAGATAAACGTGTAGAATCTATACGCTTATTAAATAGAAGAAGTTATAAATCTATGGATGAATTATTTCAAATAGATTTCTCATTAGTAAAATCTCGTGAAAATAAAAAACAAGATTTGACTGAAATGTTAAAATTACAACCTTCTTATGAATTAGAAATTGAATTTATAGGAAGACAAACAAAATTATCTAATGAAAAAGTTATTGAATCTTTACAATCTTTAATAAATAAAATATTACAAACATTTCAACAATCTGAATTTGTTTTAACTAATGATCAACAACAAAAATATTTACAAGAATTTCGTTTCTCAAAACTTCAATTTTATAGTCCTATAACATTATTAAAAAAACATTTAGTAGAGAATGAACCAAATTCATTATGGAAAGATTATACTGTAACAATTAAAGCAGATGGTGAAAGAGAAGGATTATTTGTAACAAAAGATAAAAAACTTATACGATTTGCTTTTCGTAAAAATACATGTATATGGACGGGACTTACAACAACAGAAGAATATATTGGTGATTTTCTTGATGGTGAATTTATTCAAGAATCTAATTTATTTCTTATCTTTGATATTTACAGATTTAAAGGTAAAAATGTAAGAGATTTAAATTTAATTGGTGATAATTCTAGATATTTATGTATTGAACAATATGTAACAGATATAAAAACAAAATTTAATATTGAACCATCATTAAATCCTATACGTATTGAAGGAAAAACATATTATGCTGGTGATAATTCTGTAATGGAACAAGCAATAGAAAAAGTTTTGAATGAAACATATGAATATGAAACAGATGGATTAGTATTTACACCAAAAGGACCTTTAGCACCACCTTCTCAATTGAATGGTTTTGTATGGACAACAGCATATAAATGGAAACCACCTTATCAGAATACTATTGATTTCTTACTTAAATTTCAAGAAGAATCTTATGATCCAGTATTAGATTGTAGAGTTCGTCGTGGACATTTATATATAGGTAGAAAACCAACAGATTCAATATTATATCCATGTGAAACATTAACGGGTGAATTTGTTCATGAAAAATTACCAGATGATTTAGAATCTATAAAAACAGAAAGATATGTTCCAGCATTATTTCAACCATCAAATCCAAAAAATCCAGATGCTTATAAAATTAGTATACCAATCGATTCAAAAGGTTTAGCATTTGATTTACAAGGTAATCGTGTTGAAGATAATACAATTATAGAATGTTCTTATAATCTTGAAAAATTACATTGGAATGTTTTAAGAACAAGATATGATAAAACATATAAATTTAAAGTTTTAAAAGAAGGAGAATTTGGTAATGAACGATCTGTTTCTGATAATATATGGTCATCTATACATATACCAATAACAGAAACTGTCTTAAAAAGTTTTGTAAAAACACCACTCGAATTAGAACAAGAAGAAATTTATTATAAAGAAGATTTAAATCGTAATTCTAGAATATTACAACCATGTTATACATTTCATTTAAAAATTAAAGATTCTTTATATTCAAAAGTTTTACAAGAAAAAAATACTTTATTAGAATTTGGTGTAGGAAAAGGTGGTGATTTACCAAGATGGAAACGTAATAAAGTATCTAAAATTGTTGGTATAGATCCAGCAGATTCTGGATTAAAAGAAGCATGTTCAAGATATTTAAAAGATAAAGAAATACATCCGAGTGATTATTTTCCAAAAATGTTATTGATAAAAGGTACTATGTTAGAACTTTTAACTGAACAAGAATCATCAAAAATAAAACTTTTAATGGGAATTGAAAAAGGAACAACACCTTATTTAGCAGAATTTGAAGGGTTAAATAATTTTGATGTATCATCTAGTCAATTTAATATACATTATGCATGTGGATCTGAAGAAATATTTCGAATCTTTGTAAAAAATGTTGTTTCTCATACAAAGAAATATTTTATAGGGACATGTTTAGATGGACAATCTGTATATTCATTATTAGTAGGAAAACAATCTTATTTATTTACAGATGGACATAATATAGGTGGTGAATTTGTAAAAAAATATGATGATAAAGAAACATGGTCAGAAGATTTTGGTATGGAAATTTCTGTTTCTTTAGAATCATTTGATAAACCACAAACAGAATATTTAGTACCTTTTAAAAAAATACAAGAAATATTTGAAGAAAATAATTTTAAATTATTTGAAACAAAAGTATTTGAAGAATTTTATGAACATACATTAACACAACAACAACAAACATATTCATTCTTACATAGAACATTCATCTTTGAAAAACAAGAATCTCAACCAGAACCAGAACCAGAACCTCAACCAGAACCTAATGATGAATCTATTCTAGAAATACAAGAAGAAAAACCAAAACGTAAATTAAAGAAAAAAGAAGGAGTAGATGTTATATTATTTCATGCAGCTGGTGAAGATAAAGGACCTTACAGAACATTTAGTAATATGGCAGAATATCCTATACAAATAGAAGATAAAAGATATTCGACTGTTGAACATTATTTTCAAGCTATGAAAGCCTTACAATTTAATGATAAAGAAATGTATGAAAAAATTATAGAAACACCTTCTTCTAAAGCTGTGAAAGCATTAGGTAAAAAAGTAAAAAATTTTATAAAAGAAATATGGGATACTGAACGATTAGATATTATGCGTCGTGCTATTCGTGCAAAATTTATTCAACATCCAGAATTACAAAAACAATTAGTTGAAACTGGTGAAAAACCTATTGGTGATGCTGATGCACGTGATTTATATTGGGGTATTGGAACATCAGAAAATACAGAAAAATCACGTAATCCAGAAAAGTGGAAAGGACAAAATCAATTAGGAAAACTTTTAATGAGTTTAAGAGAAGAATTTAACTCCAGTAAATAATTTCACTTGTTGTAGGATTATATGCCATTTGATAAAATCCAGAAGGTAGTCCAGGAGGGAGTGGTCCTCCCCCTCCTTCCCTTACTGGATTTACATAAAAAGATCCAGTTTGACCAGTACCTATAAGAGCTGATCCACTCGCATTTAAAATAATTGTATTATCTGCTTGCGATAAATAGAAATCATATCCAGCTAGATTACCTATAGCTATAGAATTTGCTCCTTGTCCAGTAAAACCAGCTAGATAACCTATTGCTACAGAATATTCGGTTTGTCCAGTATAACCAGCTGCATAACCTATTGCTATCGAATGTCCTACTGTACCACCTTGAGTATAATAACCAGCTTGTGAACCTATTGCTATAGAATTTAGTCCTTGTCCAGTAAAACCAGCTTGTGTACCTATTGCTATCGAATTTCCTACTGTACCACCTTGAGTATCATAACCAGCTTGTGAACCTATTGCTATAGAATCTGATTGTTGTCCAATATTACCAGCTTGAAAACCTATAGCTACTGATTGTGTTCCTTGATTATCATTACCAGCTTGATAACCTATTGCTATTGATTTTCCTCCTTGATTTTGATAGCCAGCACTAATTCCAATACCTATTGGATCTATAGAAAAACCTAAATTCTCTATAGTATATGTTAAACCATTAAATGTTACACCAATACCAGTACCTCCAGTAACACCAATAAGCGATGATATTGTATATGTTGAACCATCAAAGGTTACACCAATACCAGTACCTCCAGTAACACCAATAAGCGATGATATTGTATATGTCGAACCATTAAATGTTACATCAATACCAGTACCTCCAGTAACACCAATTGCATTCGTTGATGTTATTTCATTAGTTATAGTATTATAAACTAAAGGTAATCCATTAGGATCTGAACGAATTGGTGAAACATAAAAAGAAGAAGTTTGACTAGGTACACCTAAAAGAGCGGAGCTACTCGCATTTAAAATTATTGTATTATCTGCTTGCGATAAAGTGGAATTATATCCAGCTTGATAACCTATAGCTATAGAATTTAGTCCCTGTCCAGTAAAACCAGCTCCTGAACCTATTGCTATAGAATTTCCTTGTTGTTTATCAAAACCAGCTCCATAACCTATTGCTATAGAATTTCCCGTTAAACCACCTTGTCCACTATAAGCAGCTCCATAACCTATTGCTACACTTCGTATTCCTTGATTATTATTACCAGAATTTAAACCTATTGCTATTGATTCTGTTCCTTGAGTAGTTTGACCAGCTTGATTACCTATTGCTATCGAATTTCCTACTGTACCACCTTGAGTAGTTTCACCAGCTTGTGAACCTATTGCTATAGAATTTCCTTGTTGATTATTAAAACCAGCTCCATTACCTATAGCTATAGAATTTGCTCCTTGTCCAGTAAAACCAGCTGTTGAACCTATTGCTACAGAATTTGTTAGTTGTCCACTATAAGCAGCTCCATAACCTATTGCTACAGAATTTCCTTTTTGTCCAGTACTACCAGCTTGTGTACCTATTGCTACAGAGTGTGTTCCTTGATTATTTTCACCAGCTACTTTACCTATTGCTATAGAATTTTCTTGTTGTTTATTAAAACCAGCTCCCCAACCTATTGCTATAGAACTTCCCGTTAAACCACCTTGTCCAGTATAACCAGCTTGATAACCTATTGCTACAGATTGTGATTGTTGATTATTATAACCAGCTGATTGACCTATTGCTATAGATTGTGATTGTTGATTATTATAACCAGCTGTTGAACCTATTGCTATAGAATTTAGTCCTTGTCCAGTAAAACCAGCTCCTGAACCTATTGCTACAGAATTTGCTTTTTGTCCAGTAAAACCAGCATCTGTACCTATTGCTACAGATTGTGTTCCTTGATTATTTTCACCAGCTCCATCACCTATAGCTACAGAATATTGATTTTGATTAAAACAACCAGCTCCATAACCTATTGCTACTGAATATTGATTTTGATTAAAACAACCAGCTTGTCCTCCTATTGCTATAGAAATTCCCGTTAAACCACCTTGTCCAGTATAACCAGCTTGATAACCTATTGCTATAGATTGTGGTTTTTGTGCAACATAACCAGCTCGATAACCTATTGCTATAGATTCTATCCCTTGATTATAATAGCCAGCTTCACTACCTATTGCTACACTTCGTACTCCTTGATTAGTATAACTAGCTTGATAACCTATTGCTATAGAATTTACTCCTTGTCCAGTAAAACTAGCGAAGGGACCTATTGCTACACTTCGTATTCCTTGATTATTATTACCAGCTGCATTACCTATTGCTACTGAATCTATATCTTGTCCAGTATAACCAGCTGCATAACCTATTGCTATAGCAGTTGCTTTTTGATTATGATAGCCAGCACTAATTCCAATACCTATTGGATCTATAGAAAAACTAGAAGCTAAAGCTGAATTTGTTATCGTATATGTTGAACCATTAAATGTTACACCAATACCTAGACCTCCAGTAATACCAATAAGCGATGTTATTGTATATGTTGAACCGTTCAATGTTACACCAATACCAGTACCTCCAGTAACACCAATAAGCGATGTTATTGTATATGTCGACCCATCAAAGGTTACACCAATACCAGTACCACCAGTAACACCAATAAGCGATGATATTGTATATGTTGAACCGTTCAAAGTTACACCAATACCAGTACCTCCAGTAACACCAATAGTTGCATTCGTTGATGTTATTGTATATGTTGAACCATTAAATGTTACACCAATACCAGTACCTCCAGTAACACCAATAGTTGCATTCGTTGATGTTATTGTATATGTCGAACCATTAAGTGTTACACCAATACCAGCACCTCCAGTAACACCAATAGTTGCATTCGTTGATGATATTGTATATGTCGAACCATTAAATGTTACACCAATACCAGCACC